CAACTAGACTTCCGTCTGGCTTAATTAAACTATTACCGATGACATACGCACGGCCCAGCCTCTCATCGCCAACTGGCTCGGTCCATCCCATCTGTGTCTGTACTAACTCTGCTTCTGCCTGAGTCTGTAAGTAATGTCCCCACTTCATTATGTATCCTGTTAAATGTTGCAGCTTGTCAGCGTTGCCTGTAATACCCATAAACCCAATGACCTTCTTAAACTCGTCTGTGGCATTTAAGCTGCGAGTAGTAATCATAAAGTCACGAGGCGTATCCTTAGGCAATATAAGGCGCATCATTAAAATCTCACCGTCCATCTTGCTGTACATACGACGGATAGGGAACAACTCATGCGGATAAATTAGTTTCGCTTCTTGCTCTTGCTTGTTACCTTTTTTATCTATCTTAGGTGGTGGCTGATAATAGATGCCACCCGTCTCACCTCTGAAGTATGGGTACAACGCTTGTGGATGATCAGGTATTACGGTTCTCTGCGTTTCGAGAGTGGGACTCTGCGTCTCCCGTACTGACTCCGCTTTGGCGATCTTAATGACTCTACCGAGCGCGAGGGGGTTTGTGATTTTTCCTTTATATTTACAGTCATCACAGACCCCCGGATTTTCATTATCGAACGTAGTGCAGGAATAGGGCTTTCCCTGCCTAAGTGTAGCCTTTCGTTCCGTTGCTTCCCGACTGTACCCACTATAATCTTCTGATAGTTTATGTATTGCGACGTCTCTGTCGGTACAGTGCTGAGCGATTGAAAGAGCTGCTGTCCAGATTGGCTCTGTAAGAGATGCCGCATTTTCAATCGCGAATTTGATTTGCTCACATCCGTCTCCTTCTAAGCTACGTATAGCTATCTTCTCAAACAGTGTCTCCTGATTATCTAACTTCATCAGGGCTTTAGTGTCCTCGTCTAAACCTTTCGGTATGAGCTGAAATATATCCTTAGGCTCTTCTATTATCCCTAAGAACTCTTTGAACTCATCAAACGAATAGACAGGTAACTCATCAGAGATTACTTCGCACTTACTAGGCGGCGTAGTCTTGTAGTTATATGTCTCAGGGCAGCGCATGATACGCGCCACGTCTGCTGTAACAACTGGGTCAATGTGCAACTCATTCTCGATACAGAACGCTTTAAACTTTTCAGCATACGGTTTCCATTCTGCTGTCGGAATGTCACGATCAAAGAACCAATAAGCATGAACACCTGTGCCTGAATCGACAATGACGGGTTCTGGTAGTTCGGTTCTAGCCAAGAAGACTTGTAGTGCAATGTGGGCGTCAGCTTTAGTTCCGTAGCCTCTATCAATCGCAACCTTTGTATCTCCGACGTCCAAGTCAATGAAGAATGAGCGTAGGAATTGCGAGTCATCAGCCTTTCGGCTATAACCGTCGAAGGAAGATAACGCCACGTAGACATTGTTTTCTTCCATTCCAAACTTAGCTGCAATAATTTCAAGGTCATCTATGCTCTCCGCAAATTCCTGTACCGTCCGTTTAGCGGGCGTTATCTTTGCAACACAATAGACACCCTGCGAAGGTAATGCTTTCTCGTAAAATTGTTTTATCATATCCGCAGAGACAAGAAAGGCAGGATTGCTCCTGCCTTGTTAATAGGTAGGGTTTCCCCTATGCGCTGATTGTTTCTCCAATCATGTCCTCGATATAAGCCTTTGCACCCTTCACAGACTTGGCAGGTAGAACCTTATTATTTAAGTCCTCTCGCACGAGTTTGATAAAGGCTAAAGCTATATCTTCATTCTTACCACGCAAGACTGCGCCGCGAAACCAATTGTGAATAGTCGCCCGTGAGACACCCATCGCAACAGCTACATACTTGGCAGGTAGTTTTGCTTCTACACAAAGCTTTGCCATCTTGTAGCCGATGCGGTAGGTATCATCAGCGGTTTCTAATCCACTAAGAAACTTATTACTGTAGGGACGCGACATAGTTCTCCTTATTTCTTAGCCCACTTCTTAATTACATCAGTGGCGTCGGTTGCTTGTGCCGGTGTGCGCTTAGTTGACTCACGTACAGTTGGTTCAGGAGAAGCTACATCAGTTGCCTCTTCCTTCTTCTTATATACAGTTAACTTAACAGCAGCTTCAGCAGCAGGTGATTTGCTTTGGCGAGTTACTACATCATAGTCGCCTGTGTCGACTGCACCAGCGGGAGAGAATAAAACTTTAGGGAACTGTACTTTCGTGTCAAAAGCAACTTTTGTAACCACACGCCCTGCCGCAATGTTGTTGCTTGCCAACATACCGACATAAGATTTAAAAGGCCATCTTCCGTTTTCTTCTTTGCCGAAAGTCGAAGCTGCGGGGATAACAAATTCCAAAACGTCACCACTTGGGTCCTGTGGGAGTACGACAGCTGTGCGCCATGACAACTTACATTTCGCACCAACGCCAGAGTCATTTGATCCTTTGGCGGAGTTAGGGCAAGTGTCGCAAGTAGGTGCGCACGGATGTTCGACAGCCTCATCTGGTTTGACTGAATCGTTCGACCAACACACTGGGGATACAGCCTTGCCTTCTTCGTACGTACCTTCATAACATTGTCTCGACGCTGAGTGTGCCATCTTTACAAAGATGATATTCATATAGCGATCTTCGATAGAGCCGACTTCTTTACCGCCAGCCATTTTACGAAACACGCCGCCCTTGATTGATAAACGCTTAGTCTGATTAGCGAGATTATTACCACCTGCTACTGCAAGAGTATCTTCATCAAGACCGGTTTGAATAAGGGATGGGTTGTTTGCGATTAGGGTTGCTAATTCATTGCTCATGATATTTTCCTTTGACTAAATTAAATACTAACTTTTACTGTGGGCTTACGTACTGTGATGGTGAATTCACGCATCACGTTCACTCCGGGCGGCAAACCATCTGCATGTCGCTCAGACATGAATTGCTTGAAGTTACCTTGATGTAAACGCGCTTCAAATAATTCAACAGCGCCCGTCTCTAGTACGAACTTGTTGAAGTTGTCGCGGTCTGAACAAGTGAACCTTTCCTTCAATGATTTAATAACAGTACCGTTCGGGGTACGAATACTGTCTGCGTTTATTTCATTACAACCTGCGAGTAACGACTGCTCGATGAGTGACATCTCTGCTCTTAATGCGTCATCTTGCTGCTTATACTCAGACTCTATCTTTTCACGCTCGTTTCGAATAGTCAAGTAAGTTTTAACTAATTCTTCCATATTATTCATAGATTTCTCCTAACACTTCTGATTTATATAAGTCGACTAACTTCTCATGTGAATCTATTTTGCCCTGCAACATCTTGTACATCTTCTTCTCTACATCTGAACCTTGTATGTGTACTACTGTCATACGATTCTTCTGCCCCATGCGATCAATACGAGCGACGCATTGTAGATACGTTTCTACACTCATAACAGGTGACCAAAATACTATCGTGTCTGCTGCTGTCAACGTGACCCCGTGTGATGCTGCTTGAGGTTGTATGACTAAGACTCGTGGTTCTGCTGTACTTTGGAATCTATTAACAATACGAGAACGCTCACCTGCTGATACATCGCCATTTATAATCTCTCGTGACACGCCTTCTTTATCTAAGAAGTTAGCTACTAAATCTATCGTGTGTCTAAACGGTATGAATATAATTACTTTATTCTCTGTCTCATCAAGCACTTCTCTTAACGCTGCAAGGCGCGGTGCTACGTCAAACTCAATAACTTCTTTTGTATCTGAATAGACCGCGCCCCCAGATACTTGCAAGAGCTTAGATAACTTAGCGGCTGCGTTTACTGCACTTACTTGTTCGCCAGCAGCTTCGATCATCATTTCATCTTTTAGTTTCTTATAGTATCTAGCAGCTTGTACAGTCAGCGGTACTTCCCTTGTCTGATATAAAACTTCTGGTAGGTCTAGACATTCTGCTTTCGTAAATCTAATGGCAGGTTGCAGTGCGTCGTATACAATATTTTTAGATGATGGTTTAGGAACCCACTTGAACCGTGTGAGTTGTGTCATTACTTTATCTCGCCATGCCGTACTGTATTTTGGAACCCTGCTTGGTGAAACCAAACGCGCTAAGCCAAACGCATCAAGCGGTGACTGCGATGCAGGTGTACCTGTCAACATCCACAACCTAGTCTCAGGCTTAATTAACTTTGCCATCAACTTCCAACGCACGGTGCTGACAGTCTTGTATGCGTTCGCTTCATCAATAACTATAAGATCAAAGTCATCCTGCTTTAAATCCTCAAACAAGATACCGATACCGTCATAGTTAGTGACTATAAAATCATATTCACCGTTTACTATTTTCTTACGCTTCTCAGCGGGTCCATACGCCACACCAACAGAGCGGTGCATTGCGGTCTTAAACACATCGGCTTGCCACGCTGAATACATAATTGTGAGAGGACATACCACAAGCACGCGCTTGACCAATCCCTGATTCATTAGGTAGTCAGCCGCCCATATAACTGAGGAGGTCTTGCCTGTACCCGCTTCGTTGAAACAGAACGCGCGACGTCGGCTTGCTAGGAATGATGCAGTAGTTTTCTGGTGGTCGAACGGCGTAAACAGTCCGGGCCAGTTGTAATCTTTTAGTATGGGTGATGGGATATTGTTATAGCCGAAGGTTTCAGCTATGAAGTTAGTCTCTTCTAGTCCCCAGTACATAAGAAGCTGTGTTGTATGATCATCTCTATCCAAGATTTCACACTTCTCTACGTACTTCAGCGCGAAGTCTGCGCTTGCATTTGGCACTCTGAAACTTAATGCGGTGTTGTCCACCACTGTAAACTTAACGTCACTCAATTTGACCTCACTATAAACTTAAACGGGACCCCTTGCGGGGGTTAGTCGGCTACATCCACATCGGAGGTAAAGCTAGAAAGGTTGATGTTAAGTAGCTGATGCGGTTAATGCGGGATAACCTAGAACCCACGCCCACTCACACCTTAGGCCGAAATATTATTTCTTACGCTCTTTGGTACTAGATTCTGATGCCATTGCGCCAGACGAAGTACGCTTGAACGACCTATTCTTAGACGGCGATTCTAATCGAATTCCGTCAGCGTTGCTACCACCTTTTGAAAGCGCTTTGACGTGGGCTACATCTTTACCTTTACGGCTAACGCCTTCCTTATCTAACTTACGTCTTGCGCGTTGACGTTCCATCCTATCAGGATGTTCACCACGCTTCTTTTCCATATCGTATTCGTGCTTATATGGTCTAGGTGATTTTGTGTATGGCATCTCTTACTCCATGTATATATGGGTTATTTTCTTCTACCTTTTGCTTCAAGGAAGCTCTTACTTTCGTGCATGTACTCATTAGATGCTGCTCCCTTGCGTATGGTTTTCTGAAGGCTTCTTACTACCGAGTTCAATGACGATTTTGTTAACCTTTTCGAGTCCGTGTATTTGTCGGTTTCTTTCATACCTGCGTTCTCTCCCATAATTTCTATACTCAACATCAAATAATTCTTTAAGTCCGGGCAGTAGTTCTTTTAATAGTTCCTTGCGCGATATTGGCATTTATTGTTCCACCATTTCTCTAGTGTAAGACCCTATAAACTCACTATTTTTTACGCCATGTATAAAATCATTGTGTACGTTTTCATATATATCAATATCTTGATCAAGCACTCGTCTATGTGCGGGTTTACATTCATCTGGTATAAAACGCCCGACGGGATGTAATATGCCTTTATGTATGAATAGTTTAAAAGCCGCCATCATCTATCCCTGTAATGTTCACATGTTGACACCGGACACCAACCGCACAGTGGCGTAGGATTCTTTTGCCACATATCTGTCTCGTAAGACATCTTCAAGCGTTCAATGTCACCCGTAAAGCTATCCCACAACTTAGCCTGCTGGTCTCTCGTATACTCTTCAGCTATGAAATTATTATGCAATACAAACATAAGCCCAGCCTTGACGTTGTTTACCTCTGGGAAGTGCGCAAATGTCATTAGTGCCATTAGCCTCAATTGTTTTACATCTGGATACTTGTCGCTGCCCGTCTTGTAATCAACAATAAACGCTGTGTCACCGGATACAATCATCAAGTCAACAATACCTCTTACCCAATAATCTTTCGCTGCCCAAGTACACGGCTCACCCGCTTCAGTCATCGCCATTCGATGTTCAGGATACCTCTCACCATCGATCTCCAACAGTGGATCAACCATCGCAGCGAACCTCTTGTAATTGTGGGGTAGCTCTTTGCCGTCTTTCGCGTAGTTTTCCAACGCGCTATGTACTTCAAGCCCGTATAACATCTGATGTGTTGGTTTTGTTTCATACTTCTTTAGCACCTTTACTTCGTAGTATTGATTAGGACAATTAATATACTGTTTTAAACTGGAGAATGACCACTTAATCGGTTGCATAGTTTTCCTTTATTTGTTAACACTCTCCATAACTATGCCCGTATTTTGCTTCACATGCAACAGGTAATGTAGTTGCCCACGATGGTGGCGTAGACATCTTCTCAATAATAAAACTCATCGCTTCGTCTTTGACTGCTTCTGGTACAACGATCACTGCTGCGTCATGCACTGTCAGGACAACTCTATAGCGTTCATTGATTGCCAACATTTGCTCGCCCACGACGATTCTTGCTAGAGCTTGAACTACGTTCTCCACTACTGCGCCGCCCCAAATACTTATCTCACCACGCCTAGACTTGTATTTATATTGTGACTTCTCACCTTCTGTATCGAACCGTAGCTTTGGGTAGCGAATCAATAAACCGTTCGGCAGGTATATACCATCGCCTGTCACCTGTAATACTTTATGTTCACCTAGATAGTATGGGTCGCTCTTCTCATCCCAATTGCATATCTCTTCCAACGCCTTGTCACAGTCCTTCCATAGCGAAATGATATCGCTGTTAACATCTCTATAAAGATTTACTATAGCCTGACATTCCTCATCATCTATCACAGCTCCGGGGGGTTGTGTCTTTAGCGTGTGCTGTAACTTTCTCCAGCCAGTGCCATAACCCAATCCCAACACGCAAGTCTTACCTACGAATCGTTCTACTGGGTCGGCTTTCGTTATTGTACGGTTGTACACTTTTGACGCAAAGATTGAATATACGTCATCACCGTTACTGAATTGTTGTACGACATCGTCTTGTCCTGAAAGCCAAGCCAACACCCTAGCCTCAATTTGGGACGAATCACAGTTAATGACCACGCAGTTGTCAGGGGGTAGTACTGCGTTTTTAAGTGCTTTCTTTTTCTTATCTCGGCTAGGAAGGTTTTGGAAGTTAACCTTGTCACTTCCGCTCCACCTACCTGTGTGCGCTCCATAATATTTAAGTGGGATGGGGAGTAATCCCTTGTTTCGCTTTCCAATGTCGATGAATCTTGAGATTCTAGACTCTTCCAGAGTTGATTTAGTTCCAAGTCTGACAGCACATAATTGTTGAATGAATGTATCTTCATGTTCCGACAATGAAATAAAACCTTCGTCGTTCTTTGCCAAAGCAAATGTTTCTTTTCCTGTTGTTGGACTGACTTTTGTAGGGGGAGTAATCCCATGCTCCGTAAGGAGTCCTGCAAACTGTTTATTACTCGCCAACTTCTTCCTAACAGCTTCTTCATCATCGCACTTCAACCTTTCTTTTAATGTAGCAAGGAGATCATGCTTCTCTTGTTTGAGTTCTTCTAATCGTTCAACTAGCAACGCATCATCTACCTTGAACGCCGGGAATATAAACATCCTTAGTGTCATATCAATGAGTTTTATCTCATCGGCGGGGAAGGCGGGAGCCATCAAATGAAATAACTTATAAGTTAACTCCACGTCATTCTTGCAATACTCACCATACTGTTTAAGGTCAGCCGCCGCAAAGTCCTCTAGCTTCTTGCCTTTAGCCTCTTCAACTTCTGTACCTTTCTTACCTATCTCATATCTTTCAGCCAACGCTGCAAGACTTCCACCCGCATCAACGCCGTGGAGCGCCCGCGCCATGCTTAGTGTGTCCAGTAAGAAGGCGGGCTTGATACCGAACCGCCACGCTAATATCGCACCATCAAAGAGAGTGTTATGACATAGCAACGCTGCATCTGACCAATCAGTTAACTCCGTCAACTGTTTCTTTATTTCCTCATGCGTACCTGTAACCCAGCGTGCCGGTTCATCATCAACTTTAACGCCAACGCCGATCTCTTGAAAGCGCTTGTCACGAATGTACTCTTCAGTCGTCATAGTACGAAAGCCAAAGTCCTGTGCGTAGTACGTTTCGTAATCCAATGTAATTAAACTCATTTACCGCACACCCTTTTCTTTGCTTCTGCTAAATCCGATTCGAACCACCACTGTACACACACGTCATCTACTTGCTTGGTCGTAAGTGAATCTGCCCCCGCTTTGTATCCTCGTGCGTACTCAGCCTTCATACTATCTTTCACGCCAGACACAACGCCTATAATTATTAAACTTACGCCAAAGAGAAACCATACTTTATCCATTACACCCCCTCCGCTATTCGTAATCATCTTCAATAAAGTAATTGGACACGCGCGTCTTTCTATCTTCATTGTTGCGTCTTATTTCAACCTTTTGCATCTTAATTGCGGGAACATCTTTTGGTTTGTACAACCCACGCTCGTCAGGTAGAGGAACTGGCTTCTTTATCGGGGCAGGTATTTCCTTCTCCAATGTATAAATTAACTTATTACACACGCTACACTTACGCCGACGCTTTACACCATCAACTGTTATTTCTGTCTGAACTACGGGGGTCTTACTGTTACAGCAATACATAATCAAGCACCTAGCATAGAGAAAAAAATAGCGATTCAGGTAACCCTGAACCGCTAAATAAAAGGTTAGATGTGTGAGGAAAGAATCTCACGCTCGATGTACCACTTAGCTTTCTGCAAGTCCTCTGCACGATCTCCTTTCAATCCGGCTCGTGTAATATACTTCACAGCGTTGCCCAAGTTATAGTTAAGATTCTTTGCTTCGATAAAGTCAATCGTCTCTATACCACCTGCCGTATAGTGTGGCGGGGAATTAACCATATCAACTTCAGGTTGTCTTTCTATATTACCTTGCAAACGAATCTTCGGACGTATTGATTCTGACGATGTTTCCATGTGTAGTAATTCTAATTGCTTAGGTTCGGCTCTCTTAACTTTCTTCTTACGCATAGTGCTTTGAGCGTAATAGACTGTATCAACGCTGCATCCTAGTATCTCCGCAATCTTACGCGGTGTCGTGTAAGCGTTATTTTTTATGTATGCACGCACTTTATGTGCGGTTGAATTTTTACGAACGTATTTAGCCATTGTTAGCCTCCCTGTTTAATTTAAAAAGAAAATCATTACGATACTCTGTTGGCGGTGTCCACCCATACTTACGCCACACCTTTTGCACATCTGCACCTGCTGTCCATCTAAAACTATCGCAAGCGACACTACTACGGTACTGCTCTACTTCACCTTTCGATGTTTTGTATCTCGCCATGTATTAACTCCATAAGGTTCTCGACATTTGTTTCATCTATTATGAGCGCAACACCGCCGCTCTCTCTTATCAACTGCAACTCTCTTAGCTGAAGAGCGGTTGGCTTACCACCGTTCGCCTTGTACTCAATCCCGATGAAGTAACCTCTATAACAACATACGTCATCGGGTACACCTGCACGACCATACCCACCAGAAAACGGGGGAAAGTGATACGCCCCCATCTGGTCTAATATAATCCTGCCCTTCTTCTTTACCTTACTCTCCGGTGTTGCCATGCTCACCTTTCAATGAATCTAATTCGGCTGTGGTTAATACTAAACAATACATCTCTTGATTAACTCTCCAACCAATAAGATTAAACCCGCTGTCCTTCGGTATGGTGTACACATCTATGTTAGTAACACCTCTATCTACTATTTCACCATAAGGTGAAGCGTTAATCATCGATAGCTTGTGCTTTAACAACTCAGGTAGCGTATCAACATCAAAGCGTCGCCTAAGATTGTGTCCAACGTAGATAGTGTGTATCCCGTCACTTATGTGTACTGGCACTCGATAATGTTTATTACTATCTCTGTGCTGTA